ACTAGACTAAAAACTTTAGATAAAATATATAATCAATGTAATACAGATGAATATTTAAAACATTTTTTAATAGAATATTTGAATAGTGACATTGTAGAAACTGTTGATGATGCACTATCAATAACTACATTTAAAATTAAATCACACTGCGATTGGAAATACCCAGGATTGCAGTTGCATCCTATGTCAGAAGAATGGATTAATTGTATGATAACAGCCGATCCATTGTATCTTACCTATCACACCGATATATCTATATATAATAAAAATTTATCAGCATTACCTGAAATTCCCGTTGCAGAATCAATTTCGACATTTACAATTGATTATCAACGACGATTAAGAATATACAACATAAAGAATCAAGATTTTTCTGCACTACCACAAGAATCATTTGGCTGTATTTCATGTTGTAATTTTTTAAATCAGTTTACTTTAGCAGATATCGAACATTATCTACGTAGGTGTTTTGAATTATTGAAGCCGGGTGGTACTTTAATATGTACACTTAATTTTAATTATGTAATGGCGTCTGTCAACTTGGTTGAGTATGACTATTTTAAATATGCAGTTGATAGAGTAATAGTTAAGTTTTTTGAAAATAATAGATATAAAATTATATCAACTGTTGATTTATCTGCAGGTGAATGGTCATCTGCAATATTAATAGAAGCACAAAAACCCGGAGAATTAACTACCTCTAAGGCGCATCAGGTATTGGGTTCAATAATTGAAAAATAATTTTACCATATCTCTTGCATTTTCTAAATACATCATATACAATACATTATAACACTTTATTAGGAGAACTACATGCGTGATCATTTATTAGACATCGTTAAAAATACTTATGGCTTAGGTATTATTGATTTAGTTAAGGTAACAGGTACAGACACAGAAACAAATATAGAAGCAATTGCTGAAGATCGGTCAGTTATTGTGCAGGCAAAAATTAACAACCCGGTGCCAGAGTTTGTTGGTACGTTTGGTATGCCAAATTTAAGCAAACTAAGCACTATTCTTAACATTCCAGAATACAAAGACGATGCTAAGATTAGCTTAACTAAACAAGATCGCAACGGTGAATCAGTTCCAGTGGGCCTACACTTTGAAAACAAAGCAGGTGACTTTAAAAACGATTATCGTTTTATGAGTTCAGAAATTGTTAACGACAAACTTAAAACAGTTAAGTTCAAAGGTGTTAGATGGAATGTTGAATTTCAACCAACCGTTGCTAACATTCTACGTTTGAAATTCCAAGCAAGTGCCAACAGTGACGAAACTACGTTTACTGCAAAAACAGAAGGTACAGACTTAAAATTGTTCTTTGGTGATCACAGTAGCCACGCAGGTAACTTTGTATTCCAAAGCGATGTTGCTGGTACATTAACTAAAGGTTGGTCATGGCCAGTTGCGGCAGTTATTAGTATTCTTAACTTGCCAGGTGATAAAACATTCCGTATCAGTGATGAAGGCGCGGCGCAGATTACTGTTGACAGCGGTATGGCAACTTACAACTACATCTTACCTGCACAAAGCAAATAAATGATTAAAAACTTAGATATTACTAGTCCGCATTTAACTGGCAACTTCATCAGTACTCCCTACGTTAACAACAATGGACAGAGTGCTGGTAGTGTGCGCTGGAATATGATGACACAACAAATGGAAGTGTCAGACGGTAATAACTGGATTAACATTAGTCAAAATGCTAGTATCGGCTTAAGCTGGACTGCCAACGAAGCTATACAATGGGTACAGGAAAAGATGAAGGAAGAGTCTGCGCTTAAAGCTAAGTTGGAGAAATACCCATCACTTAAACATGCATACGAGCAATACAAAATAATAGAAGCATTGGTACATGAGGAAGAAACAAGTGGCACATGAAATAGATAATTTAACCGCAAAACAACTAGACTATGCAGTGTTCTTACCAGCACTTAGTGGTTTCTATGCTACATACGTAGGCAAACAACGTTTTCCAGATCCTGTAAAAGGTTTGTATGTTGATTCTACTCGTATGCCGACAGACTTTGAAAATGGTATGGAAGGTCTTAACTGGCTTAATCCAGATGCGGCATACTTTCCTTATCAATGGAGTCTATATTCAGCAGGGCATGCTGAGTTAGATGTTAATAAGTTTAGTCCTAAAGAAGATATGGTTCGTAATCGTGATAGATCACGTAGTTTTATCCTAGGTGACTCTGGTGGTTTCCAAATTGGTAAAGGTGTTTGGGAAGGTGATTGGAAGAATCCTAACTGTCCTAAAGCACAAAAGAAACGTGAGCTAGTTCTTACTTGGATGGACGCCTACATGGACTATGGTATGTGTTTGGATATTCCAGCTTGGGTAGCTCGTAGTCCGAATGGTCGAAAAGCAACTGGTATTAATACATACGAAGAAGCTGTACAGGGCACTTATATTAATAACGATTGGTTTATTAACAATCGTAATGGTAACTGTAAGTTCTTAAACGTATTACAGGGTGAGAATCACGCAGACGCAGACGATTGGTATGATCGTATGAAGAAGTATTGTGATCCTAAACAGTATCCGGGTCGTCATTTTAATGGCTGGGCCATGGGTGGGCAGAACATGTGTGATGTACACTTGGTATTGCGCAGACTTGTTGCCTTACGTTTTGATGGCCTATTAGAAGAAGGTCTACATGATTGGATGCACTTCTTGGGTACAAGTAAACTAGAGTGGGCATGCTTATTGACTGACATCCAACGTGCTGTGCGTAAGTATCATAATCCTAACTTTACAATCAGCTTTGACTGTGCAAGTCCATTCCTTGCTAGTGCAAACGGGCAAATTTATACCCAGACTGAAGTTGAAGATGGTAAGAAATGGGTATATCGTATGGTACCTAGTGTAGACAATAAGAAGTATGCATTAGATACACGTAGTTTCCGTGATGCTGTATTACAAGATGGTAAATTTAAATCTTTTACAGAAAGTCCTGTTAGCGCACGTATTAAAATTAATGATGTTTGTGTATATCACGATGGTGTACGCAAAACTGCTGCAGAATTGAACGGTGAGACATTTGATGTAACTAATCAAGATCATTATAGCACGCCGCCTGCACTTAATAAGATTAACAAGGTTGGTAAGACTAGTTGGGATAGCTTTGCCTATGCCATACAAATGGGTCATAATGTTTGGAGTCATTTAACTAGTGTGCAAGAAGCAAATAGACAATATGACCAAGGTATTCGTCCAGCGATGCTGTCAGCTATTACTGCTGATAAAAAATCACACAGAGCATATGATTTAATTTACTTTAGAGATATCGTTGATGCTATATTTGCTATTGATAATAGAGCAGATGCAGAAGCAATGGTAGAACATTATAATCAATATTGGATGAATATCCCAGGTTCGCGTGGTGCAGTTGGTAAGAAGACTATGAATACCAGTACTACATTTGGTAATTTATTTGAAGAAGTAGCGGCGCCCGAAGTTGAAGAAGAACATCATATAGATGATAGCGGACTCGACGAAACAAATCTTAATAACTTAGAAGCAGGATTGGAGGACTAGCATGGACGCAGACAAATTACCTCATCATATTGCACAGTTAGAAGAAAAACACCGTGTAATCAAACAACAAATTGCTGAAGGGTACACTCATTATTTAGATGATGCACATCTAGGCAAAATGAAGTTAGAAAAATTAATAATCAAACGTCAAATCGTAGAAGCAAAAACAAAACTTAAGGCACAACAATGAAAAGTTTAATCGTAGGTATGGGTATTGGTAACTTGTATAATGAAGTATTGACTAACTTAGGTCATGAGATTGTAACAGTTGACTTAGACCCAAGTAAAGCAATGTACACAAATGTGGAAGATGCTATTGCGGCACATGAATATTTTGATACTGTACATATTTGTACCCCAAATTTTACACATGAACCTATTGCTAGAGCTGTCGCGCCATATGCCAAGATTGTGTTTGTAGAAAAACCAGGATTTAAAACTTGGTTAGAATGGAAGTCTACTTGCGAAGCATTTCCACACACACGCTTTATGATGGTTAAGAATAATCAATGGCGTGACAACATTAAAGAGTTACGCAGACTTGCTAGTAATTCCGTTACTATTAACTTATGTTGGATTAACAAGAATCGCGTACCTAGTCCTGGTACATGGTTTACCACTAAAGAACTAGCCTACGGTGGAGTTAGTCGTGATTTAATGACACACTTACTAAGTTTATTCCAAGCACTTAACTATTCATACAAGTCCACACCACTTATCAGCGCCAGTGCAGAACAACGTTATAGCTTAGAAGATGTTAGCGATACAGAATACGGCGCAGTTAAAGCAGATGGCATCTACGACGTAGACGATGTATGTAAGTTCATATTCCAAGGTCCGCAACGTACATGGAATTTAATTGCTGACTGGCGCAGTACTAGTATTGAAGAACGTGCTATTACTTTTAAAATGGTAGATGGTACAACTGAACGATTTGAGCTAGGTCTGTGCCCAGCAGAAGCATATCAGGCAATGATTGCGGATGCAGTAGCAAACGTAGACAACGATACGTTTTGGGCAAACCAACTTGAATTAGATGTATGGATTCATGACATGGTTGAAGTGCAACTTTGAGTTTGACAAGAAATGTTATAATTAGAAATACCCTAGCAGGAGTCACTACAAGTTTGGCTATGGTGCCAGAAGTAGTGGCTTTTGCTTTATTAGCACATGTTAATCCTCTAGTAGGGTTGTATGCCGCATTTATACTAGGCTTAGTAGCTGCCGTGTTTGGCGGCAGGCCAGGTTTAATTAGCGGCGGCGCAGGTAGTCTTGCAGTAGTCAGCGTAGCACTTGTGGTAACACACGGTGTTGAATACCTATTTGCCTGTATAGTACTCATGGGTATACTGCAACTGGCATTTGGTTATTTTAGATTGGGTAAGTTGATTAAATTAGTCAGTCCTACTGTAATGACTGGCTTTGTTAATGGACTTGCGTTGGTTATTTTTCTTGCGCAGTTTCATCAGCTTAAAACGAATGGAATGTGGCTACAAGGACTGCAATTATATACTACTGTAGGATTAGTAGCATTAACAGTATTGGCAGTATTGTTAGCTACAAAACTTATTAAACGTATTCCGGCAAGTTTAGTCGGTATTGTTGTTGCCACTACAGCGGCATTAACATTTAATCTAGACACACATTATGTCAAGGATATTGCAACTATATCTGGTGCATTTCCTAGTTTTCATATACCTAATGTGCCATTTACATGGCAAACCTTAGCTATCATTGCTCCATACTCGTTTATACTTGCATCCATTGGTTTAATAGAAACATTACTAACTGCACAATTAGTAGATGATTATGTGCATCAGCATAAACCCATTGGTAAAACGCACCCAAACAAAGAAAGTATGGCACAAGGCGCAGGCAACTTACTTACTGGATTATTTGGCGGCATGGGCGGCTGTGCTATGATTGGGCAAACTGTAATTAACTTGGAAGCTGGCGGCTTCGATAGATTAGCTGGCATAGTGCAATCGCTGTGTATACTTGCTTATATTCTATTTGCTAGTTTTATAATTGAAAATATACCAATAGCGGCATTAGTCGGTGTAATGTTTGTTGTTTGCTATCATACGTTTGACTGGAAAAGTCTAACTCTTAATCAACCTAAAGAAAATATCTTATTGATATTGACAGTGACCACGCTAACTGTTATACTTAATTTAGCTTATGCAGTTTTAATAGGTATCGCATTAACTAGTTTAATACATTATTGGCAACATGTTAACACAAAGGAATAGCAGTGAACGTAAAACTATTATCTACAGATGGTAAAGGTACATTCCAAGAAATGGATTGGGATAAACCAGCAATTACCGACGACGAAATTGAAGTGCGGGCAGTATTAACAGGTGTATGCCGCAGTGACATTGATATGATGCAGGGTGAGTTTGGTCCATTACCTATTAGTATGCACGGACACGAAGGACTTGGACAAGTTACTAACGTTGGCGCCAATATTAAAGATGTCAGCATTGGTGATTACGTAGCCACCCGCGGTGAGCCTGCTTATGCAGATATGTACAATGTTAGGGCACGAGAATATGTCAGTGTGCCCACAGCAGAACCTAAATACATATTAGAACCTGTTGCTTGTGGTATTAATGTAGTCTATCAAAACTTGCGCGAAGTTGCCGAACGTTCTGGTGAAGGTCGTCGCTTGTTAATATTGGGCAGTGGCTTCCTTGCATGGGTAGCGTATAACACCTTGTTAATTAATCATTTAGAGTTTGATATCACAGTAATTGGTCGCAGTAATCAAGACTTGTGGCAGGGTAAATTATCTCAAGAAATTACTGGTGTTTATGATGTTATTATTGATTTAACTGAACGCACTGATTATCTACAAGGCGACTGTGTTGCAAATAATGGTTTAATCATTATTGGTACTGACAAACATATTAATCAAACATTTGGACAATTGATTTGGAAAGCCGTTACTATTAGTTTCCCAAGCCCACGAACACCACGCTTTTATGAAGCAATGGTGTTAGCACGTGATTGGGTTGCTTCTGGTCAATTAACCGTTGACAAGTTCTGGACAAAGTCGTATAATAGAAAGATAGAGTGGCAATCTGCATTTGCAGATGGCGTTAATAGACCAGCAGGCTACAGTAGAGGATACATTAAGTGGGATTAAACACAGAAGAACGTCAGGAAGTAGTATATTTTACAGGATATGAAGTAGAGCATACAATATGTTATGGTATGAAAACATTGTTTGTAGTGGGCACTCCACCTGTAGAAGAAATATTTGAAAAAGCTCGGGCAAATGAATGTAGTCACATTTACTTTGGTACTAGTCAAAGTTTTAATCCGCAAGCAATGACCTATGAAGAATACAAGCCCTGGGATGATGTTATTCTTGAATGTTTAAAGAATGACTACTGGGTCAGCTTAGACTTTGGTGTAGAACACATCGAAGGTGTTATTGAAAGCGGGTATTCTGAATACGCTAGATTTGTTCCTATGATCAGTGTTAAATTACCCTACATTAATCAACTTAACTACAATGCTACACTTAAACTTGATGACATTACGTGGGGTAAAACTAATCCTGGCGTGTGGACACATCATTTACAAACGCTAATGGGTAAAGATAAATTTACCTATTGGGATCAATATACTCAAGATACAGAGATCAAATAATCAAATACAGAAAGGTTGATATGAACTTACAATTAGTTACAGAAATCTTAAAAAGCAAACATAATAATTTAATGAAATTAGTACCAACATCTGCTAAACTTACTAGTCGAGATTATAATGAAGTTTTTGAAACTAACTATCCATGGTATCAAGTAGTCATCGGACTAAGCGGAAAATGCACTGACAGTAAAAAAAGAGCAGCCAAAATGGGATTTGACTATAATTTAGATTTAAGATATATGACAGATCTATGGATTAAACAAAAAGGACGATGTCAATTAACTGGTCAAATTATGAGTTTTCAACCAGGAAACCAATGGAATAAAAACCCGCTATCGTGTTCAATTGACCGAATTGATAACAGCCAAGGGTATATCAAAGGTAATGTTAGATTACTCACTCACTGGGCTAACAATGCTAAAAGCACATGGGATTTTAATGTCTTTGAGAGTATGATTAAAAGTTCTTCAATAAATTTGGGATTAATAAATGATACAAGCAGAACGTGAACAACTAGAACGTATTAAGTCCAATGGAATACGTACAACTTATATTAAAGTTAGAACTGAATTTGAAGGGTTTCATTACTACCCTAACGCAGGTACTATTGATTCGCGTATCAAATTTCTTGAGAATGAACATCGACATATATTCAAAGTTGAGGTGAAAATATCAGTTACGCACCTCGACCGTGAATTAGAATTTTTCTTAGTTAAATGGGCTTTACAAGAATTTATTAAAGCAGGTAATCAAAATCACAAATCGTGTGAAATGATTGCTGTTAACATTTTAGAAAATCATTTAATACCATTGTATGGTAATAGATCTTATACTGTAGTAGTATCCGAGGATGGGGAATCAGATGGTATTATTGAATTTGTTCCACAGCTTTAATTAGTTCTTCTAAAGTTATTGAACAACTTATACGTTTAGATCTATTATCAAACTTAGGTAGTAATTCTAAATTAGCATAATGCCCTATAATTTCTGGAGAAATATTTTGTTTAAACCCTTCAGTAATGCTAAATTTATGATCTAATTCAAAGTTAGCACCTCGTTCTAAATTTTGAGGATTAATTTTATTTTGATAGTGTGTCCAACTCTTATAAGTATGATTAAGGACTTGTTCTCTATACAATTCCCACTCAGTTTTTAGTTCCTTGGAAATAGCAATACCATTTTTAATTTTTGTATATGTTGCTTCGATGTAGCAAGAAGGATTTCGTTTAATGGCCTTAGCTGATTGTTTTTGTTTAGTCTCATTACTATGAGTCTTATTATACATAGGATTATTTTCGCCGGAATGCCCGCCTCTAGTAGCAATTGCTTTCGAAATTTTATTACCCTTTGTAGCAAGCCAACTACGATCGTTATGTCGTTCTTTAAGAACAGCATTTCCTCTCTCGCTCATCAGTTTCATATGAGCACGTCGTTGTTCTGGAGTAATTTTACTATCTCTAGATGCTTGTGCTTTTTTAATAAAACCAGGACATTGAGTAATTTTCTCAACACATCTCATTTTTTTGGAATTATAACTTATGTAAAAGGCTTGACATCCGCACAAATAACACGTATTATTAACATTAACATTAGTAAGTTTAGGCATAGTTCTATCTCTCTATTGTTATTATTTATCTCAGCCGTCACTATTTAAGGAGAATTTTCCGTGGCAAATCCAGTTTGGCTTAAAAAGTATCTTACTATGAAGCCTGAAGTAAGACAAATCTACAACGACTTAGATGCATGGTGCAACTACTGTCGTTTCCACATGATCAAGTATGACGAGGCTGATTTATATGTTAGCCCAGCTTACAAAGAATGGCAGGAAAAACGCAAACGTCGTGAACAATGGCGTCAACAGCAAGGACAAACGCAGGGTTATCAAGGACGTAGATAGCATGACTGTCTACATCGTTGATTTAGAAGCGGTGGATACAAGGTACACGGGTCAATGGAAGACTCATGTACCTATGTTACTTGAAGATCATGGGCACGAAGTATTTGTAATTAGCGGCCCTCATGATATTCCTAGTGCTACTACCCCCGGCGCTTTCCTTAACTTTGGTGGTACTAACATTTACAAAGCCGCACAGGTTGAGCAAATGGCTAGACTATTCACTGAAGGTCAAATTCATAAAGGTGACCACTTCATCTTTACTGATGCTTGGCATCCTGGCATCATTAACTTAAAGTACATGAGCGAGCTGTTACAGATTCCTGTAACCATACACGCATTATGGCATGCTGGCAGTTATGATCCACAGGACTTCTTAGGTCGTTTAATTGGTAATGCTCCGTGGGTACGTCACGCAGAAAAGAGTTTCTTTCATGCTATTGACTATAACTACTTTGCTACAGACTTTCATATCGAGATGTTCTTTACTAATCTATTAAATGATTACCCTAGCGAAAATCCTTGGTTTGACGAGGACTTGGCAGAACTACGTGCAGGTACCTTGACAGATAAGATTGTACGTACAGGTTGGCCTATGGAATATATGCCTACTACTATTAGTCCGTTCAAGACTGAGAAGCGTGACCTAATCTTATTCCCACATCGTATAGCACCAGAAAAGCAAGTTGAAATCTTTAAAGAACTAGCGACTGCATTACCACAATACGAGTGGATTGTTTGCCAAGAACAGAATCTAACTAAAGAAGCATATCATACCTTACTGGGCGAAGCTAAGTTGGTGTTTAGTGCCAACCTACAAGAAACTCTAGGCATTAGTATGTATGAAGGTGCCCTAGTAGATGCTATACCTATGGTACCAGATAGACTAAGTTATACAGAGATGTATGCTGAGATATGGAAGTATCCTAGTGAGTGGACTGAATCCTATAGTAGTTTCTTACATAATAAGCAAGCACTATGCGATAAGATTGTAGAGTTCATGACTGACTATGATGAATATGCTAAGTTAGTACCGCAACAGGCACGTAGTCTACATCACGATTTCTTTTCGGCAACTGGACTATTAAAGAATATTAAGTAATGTCAGCATTTGATCCAATATACCAGTTTGAACGAGCATTAGGTGAGCTTACAGGCGCACCTTTTGTTGTTATGACAGATTCATGTACACATGCACTAGAACTGTGTCTACGTTACGACAAGGTAAAACGATGTCTTTTTACAGCATTTACCTACCTTAGTGTGCCAATGACCATGCATAAATTAGACATTTCTTATGGTTTATTGGGCGATAATGAATGGGTCGGAGAATATCCTATACTTGGTACACGGATATGGGATAGTGCAAGATTACTACGTACGGGCATGTATCGTGCGGGGCAGATGCAGTGTTTGAGTTTTGGCCACAGCAAACCATTAGACATCGGTCGTGGTGGTGCAATACTACTAGACGATGAAGTTGCCTACAATAAACTTATACAGCAACGTAGCGACGGTAGAGACCTAAAGATAACACCTTGGCAAAGTCAAAAGGTATTTGAAGTTGGCTATCACTACCGCCCTACAATAGAAGAAGCACAACAAGCATTAGAAAAATTACCCTCAGTAGATCAATCACCTAAATACTATGAATATCCGGACCTACGTGAAATTATTATCAAATAATTTGACACCGCCTAAATAATAGTGTTACACTAATATATCAGTCGCCAATATCCACTGGCTTAACATAGGAGCAATAAATGTCAGAAATTAAATATGCAGTAAGCGAACGAATTCGCAGTAACTTAAAAGCGAAGAACAAACGCTTCTGGGCAGGTGACAATGTATCAGAATACATCACCGAAGAAGATAAACAACTATTAATCGATGAAGCAACAGAAGCTTTTGAAACTGTATTAGACACATTGCTTATTGATCGTGAGAATGATCCTAACAGTAAAGGTACAGCACGTAGACTTGCTAAGATGTACTATCATGAAATTATGGCAGGTAGATATGATCCAGCACCAGATGCAACTGCATTTCCAAATGACAGCACGGATCGCTATGAAGGTATGCTAGTGGTACGTAGTGAACTACGTAGTATGTGCAGTCATCACCATCAGCCAGTTAAAGGTGTAGCCTATATTGGTATTATTGCTGCACAAAAACTAATTGGTCTAAGTAAGTATACACGTATCGCGCAATGGTGTGCTACACGTGGCACATTACAAGAAGAATTGTGTAATGATATTTCAAGAGAGATTATGAAGGCAACTGGTAGTAACGATGTTGCTGTATATATTCAAGCAACACATGGTTGCTGTGAGAATCGTGGTATTCTAGCACATAGCTCGCTTACACAAACTACAGTACTCAAAGGTGCATTTAATAATGACCCAGGTACTAAACAAGAATTCTTTGATAATGTAAAACTTCAACAGCAGTTTGCACCACGATGAACAATATCAAACGCACAGTAAAAGAATATTGTTGGGCACTCTGCGACAAGAAGTTAGATAAAGTTGCAGAGTTCTTACACGATGATGTAGTTAGTTACAGTAGATGGATCCCTGGACTAATGAAGGCTAATGTATTATCTGCACACGAAAAACTATTTGCACAGTTTGACAAACTACAGGTGTTGCCATTGTACACATACTTTGACGAAGATACTGTGGCCTGTAGATTTAATGTTCATGAGAATGGTGCGGCCGCATACGAAATGGCAGTGTTCATTACTGTTGACGAGCAAGGGCTGTTCAAAGAAATTAGAACGTTTAAGAATAGTAATAAGGAATAGTTATGAAATGGTTTGATAATTGGATTCAACGTTGCTACAATCGTGCTCGTGAACGTGATGAACTTATTGATGTCGACGGCTGGGATGAACCAAAACGTAGTCGTCGTGGGCGTCTTGGTAAAGGAGGGCCTATAAGTAATGGCACACGTAGAGTAGAGCATAACTATGATGATGACAGTGTTATTACATTTAAAATCTATGGTGCCAATGGTGGTAAGATTGTAGAAACATCACGCTACGATGAAAAGAAAGATAACGAAAGTATCAGACGTTATGTCATTGACGAAAACGCAGATATGGCAGAAAGTTTAAGTAAAATTGTTACTATGGAGTATATGCGATGAATAATGTTGAAAAAGTGTACTACGAATATCTACATATACACGATATGGTTGCTAATATTGTATCTCAAATGTACAAGGACAACTGGCGTCCAGACTACATTGTTGGACTTACCCGCGGTGGATTGATTCCGGCTGTGGTTATGAGCAATGTTTATCATATTCCAATGGAGACTTTAAAGGTTAGTCTACGTGATAGCGACACCGGTCCGGAAAGTAACTTATGGATGGCGGAAGATGCGTTTGGTCAAGTAGTTGATCATGCTGTGGAAGATAGAAAAGTTATGGTACACGGTACACGCAAGAAAATTCTTATCTTAGATGACATCAACGATACAGGCGCTACACTAGATTGGATTATCCAAGATTGGCAATCAAGCTGCTTACCCGATGATCCGCTTTGGGAAAGCGTTTGGGGCAACAACGTGCGCTTTGCTGTGCTAATTGATAATTTAAGTAGTAACTTTAGTCGTAAAGTTGATTATTCCGCTAAAGAGATTAATAAAGCAGAAAAAGATGTATGGATCGTTTATCCATGGGAGAGATAGCTGTTAATAAAAATAAAATCTTTATTGTTAACAGACCCGGTACTACAACTTTTCCTATTCCGTTACTGTGGGCAAGTGCAAAAACATACTACGAAGAAAATAGTAAGCACTCTGCACAATGGGAGTGGGGCACTCCAGATTTAAATTACAACGACTTTGATCAACTATTGGCATTCTTGATAGATGAAAGACCTACTGTGGTGGGTTTTAGTCTATATGTATGGAATGAAACATTCTCTCTCAAACTAGCCAAAGAATTAAAACATCATCTTAAAGATACTATCATAGTTGTTGGTGGGCCACAAGCTGATATACAATACAACACTGATTATTTTAAACTTCACCCGTATGTTGACTTGGTAATCCCAAGTGATGCTTATGGAGAAAGATCTATATTAGATATTTTGGATACTATTACAGAATCTACCTCAACTCCAAAGTGGGATAACCTACAATATAGTTATTATCCTGATAGTCAAGGCAATATAAAATTCAACAGTTTAGCACCAAAGAAAAGAGAATTTAAATGGCCGTCTAATCCATTTAGAGCACAGGAATCATATATAAAATCATTGATTGATAATCGTGATTATTTCATTATGATCTTAATTGAGACTTCGAGAGGCTGTCCATATAAATGTAGTTTTTGTGATTGGGGAGGCGGAGTATTTACTAAAGTAGTTAAAAAAGAATTTGCCACGGTACTTGATGAGATTACATGGGCTGGTGAGAATGCAATCGATATGTTATCTTTTACTGATGCCAATTTTGGTGCATTTGATATTGATATAGAATATATAAAACATCTGATTGATGTTAATAAAAAATATGGATTCCCATCAGGCGTTAAAATACAACCCACCAAGTCAAAAATACACAATCTATTTAAAATATATTCAATGTTAGCTGATGCTAACTTATTATCACATTATCAAATTTCTATTCAGGACCTAGACGATAATGTAAAGAAGAATGTTGATCGCATTGATTTTTCTTTCGAAGAGCAAATATCAATGTTCCACCAACTACAACAGCACAAATATCTACCAGTGTATATCGAAATGATTCTTGGATTACCAGGTAGTTCGTTGGCCACAGTTAAAGATAGTATACACAAAATCAGCTTAGAAAAATTAGCATCACCAGTAGGGCATTTTTGGGCATTGCTGCCAACAACTCCTGCATATAATCCCGTCTATCGAGAAAAATATAAATTAGTCACAGTTAACGGTAAAACATCCTACGGAGCCGATGCCGGTAGCAGCGCACTTAGGGAAAAATCAATCTGTATTACAGATGATATAACCACTGAATTTGTTGTAGGATCATTTTCTTATACAACAGACGAGTGGATTAATATGCATCTATTACAGCTTTTTACTGCATCAGTTCAAGGCTCGGAAATCTTAAATTTAATAGCTGATTATTTGTGGCAAACTTATAATATTAAATATGGCGAGTTTTTTGATACATGTATGCAGACCTTGTTAACTGACCAACACGTTGATCAAAAATTACAACACGATGTATTGTTATATCGTAATAAACTATTAAATTGGTTAGATGGGGCGACTGGAGATTTGTATATTGATTATTGCAAGGAATTTTCGTTTTTACTGTCTCCATCGATATACTACATATTTTTAGCGTTAACGCAGACGGACGAGTTTTTTAAAGGTGTATTACTATCTATATCAAAATTAACACCAGTAACTGATGAAATTATTGATTTATGCGAGTTTTCTAAAAATAGACTTAAAGATATCACGTATCGCCCAGGAAAAATATTTACCACACAATACAACTGGCCTAAATACATCGAAACTGCTGTATTAGAAAAATCAGCCAAAACCTATCAATTATTAGATACCTCAATTGATAGATACGGTTACAGTATGCCACTTGATCATATTCAATATTCGAAGAATTCTGTTGAATACATAGTTAAGTATATAGAATTAATAGCCGATGTACACAAAGGTAAAAAAACGGTTGATCGAATGATAGAAGTATAGTATAATTAAAATATTAATCGAAGAATGGATAAACAAATGAAATTAAAAGTCAGTGAAATATTCTACAGTGCGCAAGGTGAAGGACGCTTTATTGGTGTCCCGTCGTTGTTTCTGCGTACATTTGGCTGTAACTTTACCTGCGGTGGATTTGGGATGCCTCGTGGCGAAGTTAGTACAGAGCGAAATGTAATCAAAGTAGAGCAGTACAAGACATACAATGACCTGCCTTTGGTTAATACAGGCTGTGATAGTTACGCAAGCTGGGATCCTCGCTTTAAAAGTTTAAGTCCATTGTTATCCGTAGACGAAACAGTTAAACAAATGCTAGATGTTGTTCCTAATAACAATTGGCATCAGGCAAATGGTAATAATGTGCATTTGGTTATTACAGGCGGCGAGCCGTTATTAGGTTGGCAACGTGCGTTTCCTAAACTGTTAGCACATGATGATATGTTTAACCTGCTTAACTTAACATTTGAAACAAATGGTACTCAGGCATTACATGATGACTTTGCGGCCTATTTGAAACTGTGGAAAAGACAAGCACGTGAGATTACATTTAGTGTAAGTCCAAAGTTAAGTGCCAGTGGTGAAACTTGGGAAGATGCTATTAAGCCCGAAATTGTAGCAAGTTACGAAAAGGTTGGTACAACATATCTCAAGTTTGTTATCGAAACACCTAAAGACTTCGATGAAGTTGATTGTGCTGTCGTAGCATATAGAGCGGCAGGCTTTACAGGCGTAGTATATGTTATGCCCGTTGGTGGTGTTGTTAGCGTATATGATGGTAATAAGTTCCATATAGCAGATGAAGCAATGAAACGTGGTTATTATTACAGTCCTAGATTGCACGTTGATCTTTGGGGCAATTCTTGGGGGAAATAGTATGTGGAAGAAAATTAAAGCGTCACTAGGATTAAACAAAGCAGAACTTGCGGCAGAAGCTGAAGCCAAGGCATTAGCTGCACTTGAAGCAGCGGCTAAACGTGCAGAAGCCAAAGCCAAAGCCAAAGTTAAAGTAGTATCAGCTAAAGATGAAGCAACTGCAAAGGGTGAACCTTGGGTAAAAATATTAAGTATGGATTTAGATCCTAACGACCCAGGCAACGGAGCATTTGAATTAGATTGGAATGATAAATTCGTAGCTAACTTAATACGTGCAGGCTATCAAGGTCGAACAGATGCTGATATTGTAGACAACTGGTTCAAAGCAATATGCCGCAATGTAATCACTGAATCATACGAACAAGACCAAGCTGATCCAGCAAAACGCAATGAACGTAGACGTGATTTAGGTAATGGCCGTACAGAAGTCTCTTGACATTTAACCAAATTGAAAGTATAATAGCTACATGAGATACTTAATCGTAGATGCAGCAAACACATTTTTCCGTGCTAGACACAGCGCACATAGACAAAGCGATACTTGGGATAAGTTAGGCTTTGCTATACACGTTACCTTAGCATCAATTAACAAAGCATGGCGCGATCAACGTGCAGATCACGTTATCGTGTGTCTAGAGGGTCGTAGCTGGCGCAAGGACTTTTATACTCCGTATAAAGCCAATCGCGCTGTGGCACGTGCTGCCAAGACTGAAGCAGAGCAAGAAGAAGAACAAATGTTCTGGGACGCCTTTGATGCTATGAAAACATTCCTAGCTGAAAAGACTAACTGTACTGTATTGCAACACAGTGAGCTCGAAGCAGATGATTTGATTGCTGGCTGGATTCAAACACACCCAACTGACCACCATACTATTGTTAGTAGCGACACAGACTTTTATCAACTGTTAAGTGATAACGTTAATCAGTATAATGGTATTGCAGACGAATTACACACGCTTACTGGTATATATGATAAGAAAGGTAAACTAGTTATCGATAAGAAAACTAAAGAGCCTAAGAAGATTCCGGACCCTAAGTTTATTCTATTTGAAAAATGTATGCGTGGTGATCCTACTGATAATATCTTTAGTGCTTATCCTGGTGTGCGCACTAAAGGCACTAAGAACAAAGTTGGTTTAGAAGAAGCGTTCGGTGATAAGGATCGACAAGGTTATGCTTGGAATAATCTAATGTTACAACGTTGGACTGATCATAACGGTGATGAACATCGTGTGTTGGATGACTACAATCGTAATGTTACTTTAGTAGACTTGGCGGCACAGCCTGAAGAATATAAACTTATGATAGAAGAAACTATCAAAGCTAATGCAACTGCACTTAATCGTCCTATGGTAGGTGCACAGTTCTTAAAGTTCTGCGGCAGATATGACCTAGTTAAACTAAGCGACAATGCCAGCAATATGGCAGAATGGATGTGTGCTAGTTATCCATCGTCAGCAGTAACATTATATCATTTAATTAATAGTTAGAAAGTAAATTTTGATAGACAAATCACAGAAGTTTTTAGCGTTAGACTTAGAATTAAACCAACCCAGTGGCAAGATCATTCAGGTTGGCATTGCCATTGGCAGTGCAAATGATAAGTTTGAAAATTACATAACTAAAAAATGGTATATTGATCCAAACGAACCAATTGACCAATTTATTATTGACTTGACTGGTATCACTGATCACGACATTAGATTAAACTGCGTAAGTCATGTTACAGTTGCACGTGAGCTCAGTGACTTAATCAAACAGCACAACACATGGATCAATCCTATTACATGGGGTGGTGGCGATAGTAGAGAACTATTAGATGAGTTCTGCAAAAACTATGCCGACTTTCCACACTTTGGTAGACGTTGGATTGATTGTAAAACATTCTATACGTTTATGATGTTTGCACGTGGTAAGAATCCAAGTGGTGGACTTGCTAGTGCCATGGGCACATTCAAACTGCATTTTAAAGGTACTGCACACAGAGCAGACGTTGATGCAGTTAATACTCTTGCACTATTCTTTAAGTTCCTCGAACGACAACGTGGTCTTGAAAACTTATTACATGATGCTAAAGTTATATAGTTCGCTAATACTGGCCGTTATGTTAGTTGGCTGTGCTACTCCAGAAATAACCAAACTCGGTGAGCAGGACTATAAAGTTGTAGGTAAACTTCATAAAGAAGAATACGATGAAATAATCACTATAGTTCGACAACACCCCAACCAACCTTTGAATTTTTATGTTACATCAATTGGTGGTACCAGTGAAGATTTGTTAGATGCTATGGACACTGTACATCAACACGGACAAGTAAATTGGTATGCTGTAGAATACTGCGATAGTGCTTGTGCTATTATGGCATTGGCCACACATCATGCCTACGGTGAGTTTAAACTACATTCATTCTATTCTCGAGGTCATCATCAAGTACTGGCGGCACCAGAGTATAACGAACGTATACTAAAAAAGTTAAACTCATATGGATATGATACAGATCGTATACATCATATGTTTGATAGTGTAGAACAGTTATGGCCGGTAATTATCGAAGATGGCAAAATAATCAATTGACTTTATGCAAAAACCTAAATACAATAGTAATATAGACAAGGAAAACTTATGACACACGTAATTGATAAAACATTTGAATTCTGTTATGGACACAGAGTACACACACAACGACTAAATGGTGAATATGCGGCAGACTTAAAGTGTGCTTGCCG